TAATGGCTAAGCAATCAGCTCTACGATCTAATGGCTCTACTACTCAATGGCGCAAGTTAAGAGAGATAGTTATCCGAAGAGATGCAGGTACTTGCCAGCAGTGTGGCATGGAAGGTAAGCACGTCGACCATATAGTGCCACGTAAGCTAGGAGGCGATGACTCATTAAATAATCTTCAGCTTCTCTGCGTAAATTGTAATTTACAGAAGGGGGCTAGGTTTTTTGATACGCCTAAAACACCCATGACCCCCCCTGGTTCTTTTACCCCTAGAAACGGCTCTATAAGCCACTATAGCCTCGAAGACGACTAGATATGACTACTTCAGCCTCAAACGGCCTTAAAACGCCTCCTATGGCCTTACAGGGGGTTGTGGAGCCTCGTATATGGACTCAGAGCCCAGATTTACCCTCTTACGGCATCCAATTCATCGAGTTTTGTGAGTCAATCGGCTTTAAGTTGCTCCCCTGGCAGGAGTTTCTAGCCCACGAAATCTGCAAAGTGGACGAGAACGATCGCTGGTGGTTCAAGGAAGTAGGCGTGATTATCAGCCGTCAAAACGGTAAAAGTACGTTCATGCAGCTCATGATTTTATGGCGGATGTTCGGCTTAAACCAGAAACTCCAGGTACATACAGCGCATAAGTTGACTACCTCTAGCGAAATCTTCTGGAAAATCGACGACGTTATCCAGAGCCATGCAAGTTTGATAGATCGCTTCGGAAAAAAGTACGAAACTAAAGGCTCCCAGGAGATTAGGCTCAACACCGGCGAGCGCTATCTGGTTCGAGCCAATAACTCAGCCTCTCGCGGTATCGCAGCACCAGACACTATCTACATGGATGAGGTTCGCGAGTATCACGACGACGAAATCTGGGCGTCGCTTCGATTTACTCAGATGGCTACGCCTAATCCTCAGGCGCTTATCTTTTCTAACGCAGGCGATCAGCACTCAGTAGTTCTCAATCGCCTAAGAGAGCGAGGCCTCGCAGCTGCTGCAGGTTCGGACGACCGTATCGGGTGGTTCGAGTGGAGCGCGGAGCCTGGGTGTGAAATCGACGACCCAGAAGCCTGGGCGCAGGCCAATCCGTCACTGGGTCACACTATTAGCGTCGACAATCTCAAAGCGGCTATGTCGGACGATGAAACTATTATCAGAACAGAGCTTCTCTGCCAGTGGGTATCGGTAGTTAACCCGGCAATCAAGGAAAGTAGCTGGAAGTCAGCGGCTAACCCTAAACTGAAGTTAGCACTCGATAAAACTACGTGGATGGCTATCGACCTTTCACCAGATCGTAGACAAGCTGCGTTAATCGCAGGCCAACAGGACGGAGATGAAATAAATGTCGTACTTCTCGAAACTTGGGATAACCCAGAGAACCTCGACGCGAAGCATATCGCTAACGGCATCGCTACCTGGTTCCGAAAGTTCCCTACGCAGACAGTTGCCTATTCTCGGCAGACCGCTGGAGCAGTTGCTGCGCTTCTATCGCCGGCAGGTATTCCTACTACGCCTATCGACGGCGTCGTATATGGTCAGGCTTGCGACGAAATGCTTTCCGCAATCAGTTCCGGACGACTACACCACGCCGACCAACCAGAAATGAATAAGCAGGTACTCTCTGCCGTTAAATTACCTTTCAAGGACGGCGGATGGTATCTAGGTCGTAAAGTTTCTAACGCCACGATCTGCGCAGCCGTCGGACTGGCTATGGTTTGCCACTTCGCAACACGCCAGGAACCAGATGTAGATATTTATGCAGGGTGACGTAGATTACTGTATAATTCTCCGATAATGGGAATCAAAGACATATTCGCTAAATCAGCAGAGCCGGTCATGACCGTAGATGTAGCTGCTGGTTTGCAGCCTTTCGATATTTATGGCCCGGTCGCAGGATGGGGTGGCGCTACTGCTATCCTCAATTCACAAGAGGCCATCTCCGTACCTTCAGTCGCTCGCGCTAAGGGCATTATCTGCTCGACAGTTGCAAGTCTTCCTAAGGTGCAATACGTAAAGAATACTGGCCAACACTTAGAGCCTAACCGCTGCATTAACCAACCAGATCAGCGAGTACCAGGAGCAGTAACTTACTCATGGTTAGCGTTTGATATCTGGGCGCGTGGCGCAGGCTACGGCATGGTTAACTCAATGTATGCAGATGGCCGTATTCAGGACTGGTCATACGTTCCGTTCGACAGAGTGCAACCAGAATATAACGTAAAGATGACTGAGATTATCGGCTACACAGTCGACGGAGTTAAAGTTCCACTCTCAGGAGTCGGTTCTATTATTTTCTTCCCAGGACTCGACGAAGGTTTCTTTAATCGCGCAGGTCGTACAGTTCGTGCAGCTATCTGGCTAGAACGCGCTTCAGAAAATTACGCTAAGAACCCAGTTCCATCTATGGCGTTAAAGTCTACTGGAGCGATGCTTACAGGTGAGCGCATCCGAGCACTTGTTAACGCTTTCACAAAGTCACGCCAGGAAAACACTACCGCGTTTCTTAACGCAGATGTAGATCTCCAGATTCTCGGTATCGACCCGGAGCGCCTTCAACTTACCCAGGCTCGTCAGTACGTAGCGCTAGAACTTGCTCGCGCTGCAGGTATTCCTGCTTACTTCCTTTCAGCTGAAACTACTTCGATGACTTACTCAAACTCAATCGGAGAACGTAAGGCTCTCGTAGACTTCTCGCTTCGCCCTATTCTTATCGCAATCGAGCAGCGCCTAAGCCAGCCGGACTTCGTGCCAGCAGGAACAGTTATTCGCCATGATCTAGACGACTTCCTTCGTGGCGACCCTCTACAACGTGCGCAGGTTTACGAAATCCTTAACCGTATCGGCGCTATGTCGGTAGAGCAAATCCAGGAAGAAGAGGATCTAATCAACAATGGAAATTAACTTCTCTATGGACGTGGTAGCAGCTAACACTGCTACACGTGAAATTACAGGACGCGTCGTAACTTGGGGCGAGCAGGGCTTTACTTCTGCCGGCGCTACAATTTTCGAGCCACGTTCTATCGAGTTCGGTAAGAAGACGAAGCTCCTCCTAGAGCATGAGCGCACACGTCCTATCGGAACTCTAAAATCATACGAAATTACAGACCAGGGCGTAGACGCTACTTTCCATGTCGCTAAGACAAGCGCTGGAGAAGATGCACTCGTAGAAGCCTCAACAGGACTTCGTGATGGCTTCTCAGTAGGCGTTAAAGTTGACGCATGGGATAACAAGGACGGCGTAATGGTCATTAAGGCCGCTAAGCTCGTCGAGGTCAGCCTCGTAACTGACCCTGCAATAGATTCTGCTCGCGTCGCTACCGTAGCCGCGTCAGAAGAACAAGTTTCTGAAACAACCGTTTCAGAGGAAAACCAAACCGAAGGAGAACAAGTGTCCGACACTACCGTTCCAGCTCCTGCCGTCGTAACTGAAGCGGTAGAAGCAGCAGCACCGGTACAGGCTTCACAGTCTGCACCTGCTTACACAACTGCTCCACGTGTTGACCTCAACGTTTCAGCAGGTCAGTACGCAAAGGCACAACTCGCAGCTATGCGTGGAGATCTAGATGCTCGCGACCTCGTCGCAGCTCTCGATGCAGCAACTACTACTGAGAATATCGGCGTAGTTCCTCCAACATATCTTCGCGATATCATCGGAATCATCGACGGCTCAATGCCTTTCGCAGATTCAATCGAGCAGGGAGTTCTTCCTGCTTCAGGTATGAAGTTCTACCGTCCAGTTCTTGGCGCTAAGGCTACAACTGCAGTTACTGCAGAGGCTACAGAGTTCGATTCAACAGACACAGCGATTACAAGCATGGAAATCGACGTTGTCAAGATCGGTGGCGCTAACAAGGTATCAGTAGAGCTCGTAGAGCGCTCAGACCCTGCTTACTTGGACGTCCTTCTCCGTGAACTCGCTGCAGACTGGGCTCAGAAGGCTGACGCTTATGCTTTCAGCATCGCAGCAGCTTCTGCAGGAACTTCTACAGGTTCAACACTTTACGCAGCAATCGCAGATGGTATCGCTGATTCTTTCGGCGTAATGCGTCGCACACCTAACCGCTTCCTTGCTGATACAGGCAACTTCGGCGAGCTTCTCGGAGCAGTAGATGGTTCAGGCCGTCCACTCTTCGCAGCAGCTGCTCCACAGAACGCTGCTGGTCTTATGACTCAGGGCTCAACTGCAGGAACAATCGCTGGCCTCCAGCTTGTAGTCGATGCAAACCTCGACACAGGTTCAGGCGTAAAGGGTCTTATTTACCCATCAGATGCAGCTACTTTCTACAAGTCACCTGCGTTCCAGATTCGCTCAAACGTAGTTTCTACAGGCGAAATCGAAATCGGCCTTTACGGCTATGTCGCTTGCGCTAAGAAGTACGGAACTGCTTTCCGTAACCTCACAGTAGCGTAACCCTTAATCGTGGGGGGCGGCTGCTCCCGGTCGCTCCCCACCCATCATAGAAAGCAGAAGAAATGCCATCCATCATTACAGTCGCCCAATTGCGATCAGTGCTCGGTGTTTCTTCTGCTCTCTACGATGACGCTTACCTAGCAGATATCGTGGACACAAGTGAGCAGGTAATCTTGCCACTTCTCCAGACTTACTCTTCTCCAATTTCTAAGGTATCGCTGACTGATAATGTCGCTACCTTTACTACTACTCTTATCCATGAGTTCACAGAAGGCCAGAGCGTAGTTATCACTGGTTGCGGAACTCCTTTTAATGGTACTCGTACGGTTCTAGCCGGCGAAACTGAATATACTTTTACTGCAGATATTACTAATGCAGACATTATCGAAAAGAACGTAATCCCAGCAGGTACGGCTACGCTATCCGGAGCTTCTACTTATGTAGGAGTATCAGCGGTCGAGTCTGCAGTCCTCGTAGTTTCCGTCGAGGTGTTCCAGTCACGTACCGCTCCTGGCGGTCAAATCGAGGGCGTAGACTTCTCTCCTAGCC